GGAGATGGTGAGCGGTTTAAGTTACCATTTAAGAGTATTGCTGGCGCAAGAGCAATGGCAAGACATGTTTCGGAAGGTAATACCCCATATGATGTATTTGGTGTGCACATTACAGAGACAATCAATAACATAAACACTTTGGGAAGTTTCCTGCGTGTTAAATCAATCAATGAGGGCACAGCATCTAGTAAGATAATAGAAACATGCCAACATCATAATAAGAGACTAAAAAAGAACATTAAATTAATGAGTGGTGTACGTGGTTACAAGAAGTATATAGAATCTTGGTCACCATCTACTATTAACGAAGATGAGCAGATAATTGAGAAAGTACGAAATCTACTAGTGCCAGAAGGAGCATCAGATGATAGGGTCAATGACGTATTGCCTGTACTTGCTAATCTAATTTCAGAATACCGTGCACGTAAAACAGAAACAAACGAATCTAAAACAGAAACAAACGAATCATTAAAAGTGGAGAATAGTACCATGCGAGAATTGACAATGTTTGAAAGTTGGGCAAATAATATTACAGAAGGAACGTGGGCGCTACCAGATTCTCCTGAAGCATTGGATAGATTGAAAGAAATACTAAGTAAAGAACTCCTAGTTGGAGTCGATGCTACGAATGCAACCGAAGTTCTTTATGACATTATTGGTGACGATGAATTATTTGATAATCTCGCTGATTTAGCAAGAGATGACCCAGAAGCAGATGCAAGATTTGCTATTGTCAATTGGATGAAGGATTACGGGTTAGAAATTAATGAGATGGGTTCTGATATGAAGAATATTATTACTGACATTGAAGGTTCACACACAAGTTTAAGCATCTAGTAAACGACATATTATATTATTTTAATTTAGCCGAAATCATTATTTTGGTTATTTGTGCGGTCTGTGTAATAAAATACTATATATAATAACAACTGATTTAAAAATACGAAAGTAAACATAAATCATAAATAGAACCGAACATATACATAGGTATATCCAACATAACCATGAAGGGAATGTTGATTTAGGTTAACACGAAAAGGTAATTACACAGGAGAAAGAATATGGCTTCATTAGCAGATATCCGTGCCCGTTTAGAGGCACAAGAACACAAACCAGCAAACAACAATCAATCAGGTGGGTTAACATACCCTCATTGGAAAATTAACGAAGGTTCACAGGCAATCTTACGTTTCTTACCAGACGCAAACGAAGAAAATCCATTCTTTTGGGTAGAGCGAGCAATGATTAAATTGCCGTTCCCTGGCATCAAGGACCGTGACGCAAAAGATGTAATTGTGCAAGTTCCGTGTATGGAAATGTACGGTGACAATGAAGTATGTCCAATATTAGCGGAAGTACGTCCGTGGTTTAAGGATAAGTCAATGGAAGATATGGGTCGTAAATATTGGAAGAAACGTACGTACGTATTCCAAGGATTAGTACATCAAGACCCAATTGGAGAAGATAATGTGCCGGAAAATCCAATTCGTAAGTTTATGATTAGTCCGCAAATCTTTACTATCATTAAGGCTAGTTTAATGGACCCTGAAATGGAAGATTTACCAACAGATTACACTAATGGTTTAGATTTCCGTGTTACTAAGACAAGTAAGGGCGGATATGCAGATTACAGTACAAGCACTTGGTCACGTAAAGAAACAGTATTATCTGCAGAAGAAGTACAAGCAATTGAGACATTTGGTCTAAATGATTTAAGTTCGTGGCTACCACCAAAACCAAACGAAGTTGAATTGAAAATTATTCACGAAATGTTCGAAGCAAGTGTTGATGGTCAGCAGTACGACGTAGAGAAATGGGGTAACTATTACCGTCCATGGGGCGTTGATAAACCTTCTGGTAATGCACCGATTGTAACTCCGATTGCAGATGTATCTACAATGGGTGATTCGCCATTCCAAGAACCAACATCAGAAGTTAAAACTGCAGATGTATCTGGGGCGGATGTGAGTAGCACCAAACCAGAAGATATTTTGGCACAGATTAGAGCAAGACAAAACGCATAATCAATCAACAACCAATGAAGGCAGTATTTTTATATACTGCCTTTTTTAATTTAAAAAGGATTTATTATGGGAAAACCATTTGACGTAAGTAAATTTAGAAAGAGTATAACAAAATCAATTGATGGGTTGTCAATTGGATTCAATGACCCAACTGATTGGATTTCAACCGGAAATTATGCATTGAACTACTTAGTATCAGGGGACTTTAATAAAGGAATTCCGTTAGGCAAAGTTACTGTATTTGCTGGGGAATCTGGTGCTGGTAAGTCGTACTTTGCTTCGGGAAATATCATTAAAAACGCACAGGAACAAGATATCTTTGTTGTACTGATTGATTCCGAGAATGCTTTGGACGAAGCATGGTTACAGGCACTTGGTGTAGATACAGACCCTGCTAAGTTATTAAAACTTAGTTTATGTATGATTGACGATGTTGCTAAAACAATTAGTACGTTTATGATTGATTACAAAGCAATGGCAGAAGAAGATAGACCAAAGGTACTATTTGTAATTGATTCACTTGGGATGTTATTAACACCAACTGATGTTAAACAGTTTGAAGCAGGTGACATGAAAGGTGACTTAGGACGTAAACCAAAGGCATTAACATCACTTGTGCGCAATACAGTTAATATGATTGGTGCTTATAACGTAGGAATCATTGCTACAAACCACACATACGCATCGCAGGATATGTTTGACCCAGATGATAAGATTAGTGGCGGACAAGGCTTTATTTACGCTTCATCTATTGTAGTTGCTATGCGTAAACTTAAACTAAAAGAAGATGCAGATGGCAACAAAGTGACCGATGTTAAAGGTATTAGAGCGGCGTGTAAGGTAATGAAAACACGTTATGCTAAGCCATTCGAAGCAGTACAAGTTAAAATTCCATACGAAACAGGAATGAACCCGTACAGTGGATTGACAGACTTAGCAGAGAAACAAGGTTTACTTACCAAGCAAGGTAACCGTTTAAAGTATCTACCTAAAGGTGCAGAAGAAGGTGAAGAAATTCTTATGTTCCGAAAAGCATGGGAAAAGAATACGGATGGTGCATTAGACACATTGATGGCAGACATCAGTGCGGAAGATGAGGCAATCTATGATGATATCGATGCTAAACCAACAACTGAAAACATCGAAGCAATGGAAGTTGAAAAAGATTTATCAGAGGAGTTAGAAAGTGAGTCTTGAATTACAATTAGAAATATGGGAAGTACTACAAGAACATATCGTTGACATCAAAGATGCTGCAGATGATTTTGTGGCATTATTGATTGAGAATGGAATTGATGGTGAAAAAATTGCCGACATAACAACGAATGATGATATCAAAAAGGCATTATTAGATTATATCGATGTGGAAGTTGATGAAGACTACGACGACGACGACGAGTATTAAGTGATATGTGGTACGCAAAAGTAACACAAGATTTATCATCAATCCCTCGCTTTATTGACTACTATGATAAGGAGATAACTAAAGCGAAAGGTGAGGTGATTCTCAATGGGCATGTTGAAACTAATATCAAGGAATTGCCTGGTATCACTGAGAAACGTTTTTATCAATTGCAGGAAGTAGAAGCGGTATTGGAGTTCCTTAACATCGAACTGCGACGTATCCGACGCAAACATTTTAAGAAATATCTTGAAACATATGCACGAGCATTAAGTAGCAGGGATGCTGAAAAATATGCCGATGGTGAGGATGAGGTGATTGATTTTGAGTTATTAATCAATGAGGTCGCGTTAATAAGGAATCGTTGGTTAGGTATTATGAAAGGTTTGGATACGAAGCAATGGCAATTGGGGCATATTGTTAAGTTACGCACTGCGGGCATGGAAGACGTTGTTGTGTGATACACGTAGTAAATTTCTATATGTCAATGGGGTATTAGTTTACAACGCTTGGGATAATGATTTTGATATAATCAGGAAAGGAAATTTCCTCACACTATTCAAAGAACAGATGGTGCTAGAGAATATATCGATTCCTGCGTTGTGTATATTTGATTGTACCAATGAAGGTGTGGGTGCATCGGACATTGGCAATATGGTCAACGCAATCACAACATGTTTCACAACAGAAGTTCGTGTTCTATTCAATGTGGTAACTAACCATCATTCCACCTACGAATATAAATGCTTCCCTACACATATGGTTGCGCATTGTCAATTCCTGCGTCACGTAAATTCATTGAATATAAATTGGGATGATATCGTTGTTGATAGGTATTTCTTATCATTGCAACGCCGTGCATCGCTTAGTAGGGTCAAATTTACTAAGATGCTGTTAGACACGTTTGATGAGAATCAATATATTATCAGTTGTGCATCACAACCCGATGCATGGATGCATAAATCAAATGCAATATCTGATGCATTTCATCCACGTACACTACCTGTTCTCGTTGATGGTGTAGTAGATGGTGATGATAAACAACATCATCACACTAACGAATCATTCTTCAAGTGTCTTATTAATATAATATCAGAGACTAGTTCACAAACTGATGATGATAGTTGGCGAGATATATTCATAACTGAAAAAACATTTAAAGCATTTGCTTATAGGCAACTGCCGTTGTGGTTTGCTGTTCCAAGAACAGTTGCTGTAGTTAGGGATATGGGATTTGATGTATTTGATGATATTATCAATCACTCGTATGATTATGAAGAGGATGAAACTGTTCGTATGAAAATGGTGGTCGATGAATTAAGAACGTTCCTCAACAATTATACATATGATGTAATGAATAGTTTGCGAACTCAGTTATGGAACAGGATAAATAAAAACATGGAATTATTAACCAAGTTGGAATCTACCCATAACATAATTAAGAATAAACTTATATTGGAGTTAATTAAATGAGTTTTAGTTCAGCATATGATAGCCATCAACATAGTTTAGAAACACTTGAATTACTATATGCATATCCTGATTTTATGGAAAGCATTGGTAGTGTTTGTGATATGGGATGTGGTAAGGAAGGGTTAGATTTAGAATGGTGGGCAACTAGAGAAATTGATGATGATTCCATTATTCAATTGAATATAAATTGCACTGGAATTGATATTAATAGCAAGTTATTGATACAACACCAAAACATAAAATACATACAGCACGATTTCGAAGTTGTATTAGATGAAGAATTCGATGTACTGTATTGTCACGACAGTTTTCAGTATGTTATGAACCCATTAATGACACTGAGTAATTGGTATCATATGTTATCTGAGGGTGGCATGTTGGTTTTGCAGATACCAAGCACGACTAACATAGAATACAATAAATTGGCATCTTCACAGCCCAACTATCATTACTACAATCACACAATAGATGGGTTAATACATATGTTGGCAGTTAATGGGTTTGATTGTGAATCTGGATTTTTCCAACAGCAAGTAAACGACAATTGGATTAAAGTAATCGTTTACAAAAGTGATGTATCTCCATTAAATCCAAAAACCGCAACGTGGTATGACTTGGCAGACAAAGGATTAATCCCAAAGACTGGTGTCGAAAGTATTAATAAATACGGTTATATGAAACGTGAAGATTTGGTTCTTCCGTGGTTAGATTATAGTAATATTTGGTACGGACAATAATATGCAAGTAGCGTTAATTACCGGCGGCTTTGACCCTATACACAGTGGGCATTTAGAGTACATAAAAGAAGCACAGAAGTACGGTAGACTCGTGGTTGCTGTAAACAGTGATGAATGGCTAGTACGTAAAAAAGGTCGTGCGTTTATGCCATTAAGTGAACGTGTGGAGATACTACGTAACATAAAGGGTGTACAGGATGTAATAGTGTTTGATGATGGTGATGATAGTGCATGCGATGCTATAAAAATGACTGCACGTTTATATCACGGTGCTACTATTAACTTTTTAAATGGTGGCGATAGAGTTGAGGGTAATATACCCGAGATGAGAACATGTCCTACTTGGATGGATATTAAATTTCATTTTAGTGTAGGTGGAGATAATAAAAAGAATTCGTCGTCATGGATATTACAAGAATGGTTGGCACCAAAGATTGAACGAGATTGGGGTCACTATAGAGTTATACACGAAACAAGTACACATAAAGTTAAGGAACTTACTGTAGAACCTGGAAAAACCTTAAGTCTACAAAAACATCACCATCGTAGTGAATTTTGGTTTGTGTCTGAGGGTCTTGCCACTGTTGAGCAAGGTAATAACTCACGTATTTTATCTAATAGAGAATATGCGGTATATGAACAACTTGTGATACCTGTAGATTCGTGGCATAGGTTAAGCAACCGTACCAACGAACCTGTGCGTATTATAGAAATACAATATGGTACGCAATGTATTGAAGAAGATATCGTCAGTATTGTATAAATAGTAGTATAAATATATTAACATACGGAGAAATAACAATGCCATCAAGAACAATCAAAGTTTTCGGACACAGTAGCGGCGCAACTATAACATTTAATTTTAATGGTGTCGAGGTTTTTAACGGAAATATAACTGCTGGCGGAGCACCGGACACTTTAGTAGAATTATTCACCTTTGACATATCGACTGATGTGGTTGGTAGTGTTACAAGCACAACCACTGTTTCGGCTGGTGAAGTAACACTAGTGATGATAAGTGCCAATTATTCAACTGAAGTAACAACTGAAACAACTGATGACGAAGGGAATGTTTTTCCTGCAGTTACAGGGGTAGATTTACCTACTAACTTCAATTGGATGTCAGATGCAACTAACTTATCATCTACTAATAGAACAACTGATGGTGTAGTAGCACCTGCGGTTGATGGGGCATCTCCTGTTGGTGCATTGCATAATCCTATATCTGCAGGTGAGGTTTTTACTGCTGATTGGACTATCAACACTGCAATTATAAGTTAAAATTATAAGTTATTAACATTTTTTCTAAAAACTAAGTATAATACTCCCTACAACTTAAAAAACACTTGTAGGGAGTATTGTATGAAGGTAATTGTCCGCCATGGTTCGCATCGCAACCAAATAATTAAAAATAAAATATTTGAATTAGTCAGAGGTATACCCTCGAATGTCGATATTAATGGTTCGTTCATTCTGGTTAAACCAACCAAGACAGTTGGTGATGGTCGGCAGAAAACAGTTAGAATTACTGTCACAAGGGACAATTTAGAAATTTTAACTCCGAAGAAATACAAGAAAGTTAAAGTTGTGAAGAAACCTGTTGTTAAAAAAGAAACCGACGAGCAGATTATAAAGAGAATTTCTGAGCGGTTTGCTATATTGGAAGAAATGACAAGGGCAACTATCGCCACTGATATTAAAGCAATGATAGTATCTGGTCCTCCTGGTGTTGGTAAATCATATGGTGTTGAGGGGCAACTTGCGAAAGCAAGTATGTTTGATGTTATTGCTACAGTTAATCAAAAATACGAAGTAATCAAGGGTGCCATTACTCCAATTAAATTGTACACTGCGTTGTATAAGCATTCTGGTGAAGGGCATGTTCTCGTTTTTGACGACTGTGACATGTTGCTACAGGATGACTTAAGTCTTAATTTGCTCAAAGCGGCGCTGGACAGTGGTACCAAGCGTAGGGTTTTTTGGAGTTCGGAAAGCCATACATTGCGTAGAGAAGGAATTCCGAATGCATTTGATTTTGAAGGTGCTGTGATTTTTATCACAAACTTGAAGTTTGACAACGTGCGTAGTAAGAAATTAAAAGACCACTTAGAAGCATTGCAAAGTAGATGCCATTATTTGGACTTAACATTAGACACAATGCATGATAAATTATTGCGTGTAAGACAAATCGCAGAAACAGGTGAATTATTCAATGATTATAACTTGAGTGATAAACAGGGAAATGAAATCATAACATTCATGCAGACTCATAAGAACGATTTGCGTGAAATGAGTCTCCGAATGGCATTGAAGATAGCAGATTTGCGTACAATTAGTGAAAAGCGATGGAAATTGCTCGCTAAAAATACATGCATGAACAATAGTTTTTAACAGGTTCGGTATGTGTTTATTGTGTTATAAGTATAACCTCCCTAAATGAACACTACCAAACAGATGCAAGGCACCCCCTATATTGTCTTGTGTCAAACTCGGGTACAAAGTTTTAGTCACATCCTTTTGTTGGCTTTGTACCCACCTTACTTATATATTAATTAATTGTTACACTATGCATAAAAAAACAATTTTAATATCGGGACCATGTTATTCGAGTGGGACTGGATTGCAATACGAAAAGACAGATAATAAACTGTGGGTGAATCAATTAGCCTCACACTTCAACTTAGACGTTGATAATATATCCCATATTGGTAAAGGCAATAAAGAAATATTTTTACATACTGCGTCATCGTTGATTAATAAAAAATACAATTACGCAATTGTACAATGGAGAGAAATCCCATGTGAACATATACATTATGGGTTAGAGATGTATTCAACTAAATCGGGTTTAATCAATGATGTGCATATAGTCAACGACATACATTTGGTTAATGGTATTACATTAGATGCATCTGTTATGGAAAATGCAAGACAATATAATATGCAATACCAAAAGGCGCATTGGGGGATAAAAGATTTGTTGTACTATGTGAATATTTTAGTAAATCTAGCAAAACAACAAAACTGCAAGTTACTATTTACGAACTATGACATGCCATGGGGTTCACATCGATACTTTGATAAGATACAATTTGATAAACCATCTGACTTAGATGCATTCACACAAAATATGTTAGATGTGTCGGTTAGGGATGATGATGAAATATCAATATTGTATGACAAAGTACATGCAGACTATAGTAGTATAGGTTCAATACATGAGGATAAATGGATAAATTTATATGACCCTATGGTTCGTTTAAAAGTGGATACAGCAAGTAGTGATGATAGTCACCCAGGTTACAAAAGCCATGATAAATTTTCCGATTTCTTTATTAAACATTTAATTGATATATTTTAAACACAATAACATATTATGAAAACAGCAACAATAGTAGTAAGAGACGAAGTTAATTGTTCTATCAAGGGGTTGGACATTGATATGAGAAAGAAACTCGTTCATGCATTTGAGTATGAAATTCCTGGTGCAAGGTTTATGCCATCGTATAGATTAGGAAGATGGAACGGAAAGGTTTCGTTCTTTAATCTTGGTGGAAGTACATATATCAATTTACTCCCCGATATTCTTCCTATGTTAATTGACGATAGTTGGGAAATAGAGGTTGATGATAAACGACAATACCAACATGATTATGAGTTGGCAGAAG